TTCTTGAAACAAGCTGGGCGTTCTCTTCCTATGGAAGTTGGCGAAGGAATAAACCAACGCAGAAAACTAGAGTCTCCTACACGTTCTAGCGGTATTATGCGTGTTAATCCTATACTTAAACAACTTACAGGTTTTACACCAAGACAGCGAAAAAGTTTTGTAGAAGAAGAAATAAGCAGACTAAAATTTGACTATCAAGAACTTACACCTTACAGAATTAAATTTGACAAGCCGTTGAGTAATGAAGCTCGTGGTAAAATGGGTCAATTTGTAGAGCGTAACATTGCTAGTTTTATAAGTTCAGATGACTATCGACTTTTGCCAAACGACTTAGAAAAACGCAAACGCCTGAAGCAGGAGCTAAATGATTTTAGAACTATTGCCCGTAAAATGGTTATGGACCCAGAAGGTGCGCCAACTAAAGCTGAATTTAACAGACGAAGAAGGACTAAGTTTTTAAATATGTCAGCGGTAGATAGACAAATATTAGAAGCCAGATACAAGTCTACTTTTCCTGATTTGTATGAAGGTGGAATAGTAGAAGACCAAGCATTTTGGATGGTAGACTATTAGAAAAGGGGGCCGCAAAGCCCCCTCTTTTGTATTTAACGATTATCCCCATCACCTTGAAGGCGATTCCTAGCTTTCCTATCAGCGAGCTTTGCAAGATTGTTTTCCATAATGTGACCAAGATTCATGTCCACTTCTTTTGCAAGCATGGCGCAGTACCATAGCACGTCACCAATCTCATAGCCAATCTGGTTTTTCTTATCATTGTAACCTTCCACATCGGCTCCATCACGTAGTAGCTTTTTTACCTTGTTGGCAATCTCGCCAGCCTCACCTGTAAGCCCAAGAGTAAGATACTCCATAGCTTTGTACTCAGGAAAGATAGCAGTATCTGCTGCTTTATTTTGGTACTCTGTTGCTGTAATTGTACTCATGTTTCTCTCCTCCATCCACTGTTTAGCTTCTTCCTCTAACCGCATTAAATTGACCTTTCTCAAGATTATCACGATAGGCATCGTTCCAACCTCGTTGCCATTCACGATACTGCATCGTGTTAGGGTCAATGCTAGGACGATTTTCTAAGAACACTCGTCTTTTTCCTATCTTTTTAAACATGCCCCCTCGTTTGAAGGCATCATAACCCCACTGGTATTGGATACGTAGTGGGGCATCATATTTACTTAGACCGTTACGCCGCATGTGTATTCTCCTTAAATGCTTTGATTACATCAGAAGAGAACAGCTTTTGCAGATTCAACAGATACATGCGAGATGCATTGTTGTCACCACCTGACACACTCTTCTTGTAGTCAAGGTTGTCGATTATGCGCTTGAGGCTGTTTGTGTCAAAGACAATCGTAGCGAATGTCTCATCCCCAATGCACAGGTTATGAAACCAGTAGTCTGACTCTGTAGCACTGATGCCGCTAGGCTTGCCATAACATTCATATTCAATAGCAATGTTGCCTGTTCGCATCCACATATCACGTTCTGATTTTACTTCAATTTTTTTATTTTGAAGCATGTCTGCTACCATTTGCTCTCGCACCTTTCCATAGGATAGGTCAATATCAAATTTCTTGCGGTCTTCATTTTTTGGTTCCAGATTTTGCATTTTCTGTATCTCCTTTTTCCTGTTGGAGTTCGTTTTCTATGAAGAACTTATTAAGCACTTCTAGCTTATCGTGGTAGTTAGCTACCTGCTCAAGTTCTAGTTCTATAGTTTCTACAATATCAGAATGTTCACCGATACCTGTTGTGTTGTTCATGTACACCTGAATATTAGCTAGGTGTTTGTTTATGTTTCCCACAAGATGGGAACGTATTGCACTTATCAATACTTCTTTCATTTAGGTCTCCTTTCTTTTAAATCTGTGTTTAAAGAAAACTACTAGGTTGAGAGTGGTATTTACTGTAATCATTACGAGTATCCACCACTGCCACCATAGTAAATCTAATCCACTGCACTCTATCATTACGCAGCAGTTAAGTCAACCACCTCACAAACGCCAGCAGTACATGCTAACTCTCGTCCACCTGATGTTGTGTCTTCTTTCTCATACTCTGAAAGCAGAGTCCAGTTAATAGCTTTTGGCATCATTGCTTTTGCCTCGCTATACTTGTCAGCATCAATCTCTTGATACGGGGCTTGTGCATATGTGCCACCATCATACGGCAGAAAGCTGACGCCCGATACTTCATCGAAGTTATCATATACCCATGCACCTACTTCCATCCATTCGTTAGGCTTTACGTTAATTGTAACAGACGGTTTGTGTTCACACCAATAACGCTGATACATAAGCCACAACTCAAGCTGTTCAATGGCTGTCATGTCATCCCGTGTAATAGCATTAGAGGGTGCATTAACAGGGAAACTAAACACGGTTGTGCTTTCGGGCTTGCCTACATCTGGCTCGTTGGGAATGCCTTGAGCCTTCATAAACTCTGTAAGCGGGTCTTTGTTATCACCACGTACAGTTCGGATGTAATACTGGCTATGTCGCGAGTGAATGCCACTTGCGCTATCCACAAGCTGTGACACAGTGCCTGATGGTTTTACACAAGTGATTGCAGCAGACACAGGAATGTCTAGTTGCTGTGCCATAGCCTTGTTTGTTACAACGGCTACATCACGAAGATTCTCAAGCATCTGACCGATGTTCTTGCCTAGCTTGGCTGATTTGCCAGATGTCAGTTCATTGTCCATGATACCTGTCAGAGACACGCCAAGCAATCTTTCTTCCTCTGTGTTCTTCTTCCAAATAGAACGAAGATACTTGAAGTTAGTCAGTGTTGCTTGGAATGTACCTAAGATAGTTGCCAAGCGCACTTTATCTTTGAGAGTTTCTGCTGTGTCGCTTGCACGTACTACAACCTCAGAGAGATTACAGAACTGATTAGGGCGTAGGATAATCTCAGAACAAGGATTAGTACCGAAGTCCTGTTCAGCATCTCTGCGTCCATTCTTTGCCGCTTGCACTTTTGCTGACTGACGGTTAAAAATACCACGCTCACCAGAATGTGATTCGTACAATGCAAGCCATTCACGCATGAATGTACCCATCTCTGGCTTCTCTTTGTATGCTACAGAGTTATTAGCCAAAGCTCGTTGACCATCTCGCTTGATGTTCTTCTCTGGTTCATCCCACCATACGCCAGATTTAGCGTGGCGCATTTGGTCATCGTTAAGGTTAGACAGGCTAATAAGTGCGCTACGGCGTACCCCACCAACAACTACAACCTCACCAATCTTACACATGATGTCGTGACATTCGATAGGGTACAGCCTACGTCCTGTCGCACCCTTAAACTTGTTGATAATAAAATGGAACAAGTCTTCAAGAGGTGCAGGACCAGATGCCCTACCGCCAAATGTCTTGAGCCTTGCACCTGCTGGGCGTACCTCAGATACATCCCACTTAGGAATCTGTCCAGCATATAGCATTGCAATCAACTCACGCAAAGACTTTGCCCATCCTGGGCGGCTGTCACCAACTTTAATAATTGTATCTGTCTCATGCATTGTCTCGTTGACAATAGGTAGCTTGTCAATATTATGGCGTTCAACAGAAAAACCAACACCAGTGCCGCACATAAGAATGTACATAGTCTCATCAAATGCACGAGGACTATCTACAGGCACGTATGAACAGTTGTAGCCGCCTACGTGACACCTATCTAATGCTGGACCGCTGGTCATTAATGCTCTCATGCTAGGCATGATAGACTGATTTAAAACTGCTTCTTCCAATTCAGAACGCAGCTCATCTGACAGCACGTAATTGTGTTTAGTCTTAAGATGCTTTGACATATAATCAAAGTAACGTGTTACGGTTTCATCCCATGTTTCTCTTCGTTGCTCATCTTCCTTCCATCTTGCGTATCTAGATAGCGCAATGAAGTTCTGATAATCAGTAGGCAAATAGTTATTCATCGTGTCACTCCTCTTGTATTGTTTTTACATGTTTTATTTCAGCACCGTCTACATCATAAAAGTATTCACGTATGCCATCTTCTAATTCCTCTCCTACATTTTCATCCGCAGGAACTGGATATTCTTCTGGGTCAACTAAAATAGTCATAAACATCTTAACTCTTATCATCGTAGAGACCCTCTACTTCGTGCGCTAATCTTTTTAAGTACCATTCTGCTTTGTTTAAATCTTCTGTTCCGTTTTTGTAACGATAACGCCACAAGTATTTTATTACGTTGCCTTGCAGGTAAAACTCAAAGCCATCACCCAAAGCCGCAGCAATAGCATCAATGCATTCTATTCCTGCTTCATTATAATGCGGAGGACTATTGACCATATCGACCTTATCCTTTTTTTGTTTTTCTTCTATTTCCCGCATGATTCGATTGTAATCTGTCATTATGCATTTCCTTTCGTTGGAAAATCTACCGAAATAACATTGTTGTCAATGTTGACAATTCTTGGCTTGTCATCTTCTGTACGTTCTACACGAAGTTCCAAGGCGTTGTCAACAACATTGATTACATAATCATGGACAAGCTGTCTTATATCTTCATTGTCTTCCATTACAGGAACAGTAGATGCCATCATTTTTGTAAAATGCATCAGTTGAAAGTAGTCATCCTCTAAAAGATTATTGTCTGGTTGACTCATAATAGAAAGGTCAATTTCACCTGTCCACTCTCCTTTGTCATCTATAAACGGACGTATCCTGATGACAAAATCGTTTTCTTCTATGTTTTGTTCTTTTGTAAGTCTAGCCATGTGTTATCTCCTTTTTATCTTTGTTCCCGAAAACGCAATAAATTTGGGATGTTTCTTCTTACCCTTTTCCTTTAACCAGTCTTCAGGAATGATTCTATCGTAATACCTAAATCCGTATTTAATACACCACTCTCCATAACTAGACTTGGCTCCTTTACTTAGCTTACGTCTACTATTCTCAAAAACAAATCGAATGTCAAGGTTTGGATGCTGTCGTTTAATAGCTATATGTTTTCGCCTATCTGCGGCAGTAAACTGTCCTTTTGTTTCAATTATAATTCCATTGCCTAACACAAAGTCTGGCGTATAGGTGCGGTAGGCTAGGTCTTCCCATTCAATCTTGATACATTCGTAATCAAATTTTACCTTGTGTTCTTTAAGATAGATAGAAACGGAATGCTCTAGCCCACTGCGATACCCATACTTTCTTGCAGCACGAAACTGTTTATGATTAGGCAACTTTGTACTCGTCTGCTAGTGTTATATACGCTACAGTCTTAGGTTCTTTTGCCTGAGACATTACAGCGGGTAACTCTTGCATATCAGGCCAACAATCATATCTGTAAGAACAAAATGAGCAGTTCTTATTCAGGATAGTGTTGCCTGTTTCCTTTCCTCTAAACTTCTCGTTTACTGGTTCAAAGCATCGTTCAAACTTGTCTGACTCAACCTGCTTGATTGATGTTTGTACTTTTTCTAATTCCTCTTTGACATTCAATCCAGTTGCTGGCACGTACTTAAACTCGCCTGTTGCTTTGTTTACTACCCACCAACCACCTACATCTTTGCCTGATGCTTCTGCATACCCAGCTAACTGTGCTACATATCCAAAACCATCCATGTCTTTTAGCTCTTCAAAAGAAGCAAACTTGTTATTATAAGACCAATTAGATGCGGATTTAATATCATCAACAGCACCATTAACAACAATATCATATGTTCCGTCAATGGATTTGCTGCCCAGGCCAAGAGTGACCTTTTCAGATTCTTCATATTTTACTCCTGCCTCTGTAAGCAAACCTTTGAAGACAGCTTCAACTATGTCTCCAATCATCATGTTCATAACAAACGTGGTAGGGAAAGGCAGAGCAACTTCAGGCTTGTTCTTTTCATACCAAAGCTGGCAGGATGGTCTGCCAATATTGGACATGCGTAGCTTAAAGTTACCGCGCTTTAACCCACCGAACTGGCG